TTGTTTTGCGACTTCGTTAAATACGTTTCAGGTTATGCCCTTACAGGATTGGTATAGTTCGGGAGCAGTTATAGACATAACCAAACACACCGACAAAGCGGAAATAGGAATTGAGCGCGTTAAACTGTACAAAAAAATAGGCTTCAAATACCAAACTTCCGAATCGTTTATGAACAAGGTTTATTACGATACTTGGAATAAGGAATACGGAAATACGGAATATCAATACCCTTATGACGGAGGGGAATTTACGGTAGAAGTTCCTTTTGAAAACATAATGTTCAACAAATACACGAATAAAAATTTGCAAGTTGGTTTTGCGTTAAATAGCAGTTACGCTCCGTACATTCCGAAGCCTTGCATTATGTATAAGTACGGGTTGGTAAATTTAACAGACCACGTTTACTACGGTGACGGAGGTACGCACGTCTCAAACCATAACTATATGATGTTCGGACAAGACTTAAAAGTTAACGGAATAAACTACTCGTTAAACTTTGCGCCCGAAACTTCTACGTTTAGTTTACAAGCGATTAACGACTCACAATTTGCTACATATTACTTTTCCTACTTAGCTAATTTATACGCGCTTAAAAACCGCCTAACAACGGTTAAAGTGGTATTGCCTATTTCGTTACTCACGGGACTTCGATTAAACGATAGGTTAATTATTAGGGATAAAAGATATATCATAAATGAAATGAAAACCAACTTGGTAAGCGGGGAAACTACGTTTACTTTGTTGAATGATTTTATGCCCGTAAACCCGCAGGTTTTTATTCGACCTCCAAGAATTGAAAACGTAATAGTAACTCCGATTGTTTTTCCTACTGGGGTTATTAGACCTTCGCGCGTAACGGTTGGAAGGTTACGAAGTAGCAATGCAGATACGATTATTGAGCCGAGCGAAATCACGGAGGAACAAATGGTTACTATAACACTTCCAAGCGTGTTAGGAAATATAGACAGAATCATCGAAAACACGGACGACAGAATCGCGAAGGACGGAGCCAATCGAGAAACCGAAGAAACGAACGAGTACATAACAATTTATGTAGATTATGAGTTTGAAAACGGAGACGAATTAACACAAGAAATAATTATTAGCAGATGAGTTACCTAAACCAAATAGTACAATTACTTTCAATTAATGAATTTATAGGAGTGAGCGAAAACGTGGAAATTGCAAAAGGAAAATATAAATTACACTACGACTTAAAGGGAACGTACAAACAAGCAATAAGGGAGTTTAGAATACAAAGACAAATTAAAAATGGCACAAAAAAGAACTGTTGAACTCGAGGTTACTAGTAATGTAAAACCATTAAAATCGCAATTAAAAGAAGCGGTTGTAGAACTTCAAAAAATGGTATCTCTTTACGGGGAGCAATCCGAACAAGCGGTATTAGCTGCAAAACGGGCGGCGGAACTCAAAGACCAAATAGAAGATACGAACGACTTACTAAAAACATATAAAGGAGAAGGAACGTTTATTGCTATGGGTAAAGCAATGTCTTCGGTTGCTGCGGGTTTTAGTGCGGTTGAAGGTGGGTTTGCGTTAATAGGAGTTGAAGGGGAAGCCGTGCAAGAAACTATGCTCAAAGTACAAGCGGCTATGGCACTAACGCAAGGGCTTGAAGGGTTAGAAGACGCGGGAAGGGCATTCAGCACGTTAGGCACAAAAATTAGAGATACAGCTATTAAGCTAGGCATTTTAACAGTTAGTAAAGAGGCGGATGTAGTTGTATCAGCTCAACAAACTGCGTCAACGGTTGGAAACGTAATTGCAACGGAAGCGCAGGCGGGTGCTAACGTTGTAGCGGGTGCTTCATTCAAAACAATGGGTACGGCGGCGAAGGTATCTTTAAACGGAATTAAGGGAGCAATTGCGGCTACAGGGATAGGTTTATTAGTAGTGGCACTTGGGGTTATCGTTGCGTATTGGGACGATATTAAAGCTGCGGTTGGTGGGGTAACTGCCGAAATGAATAACAATTTAGAAATTGCGACTAAAAACGCGGAGGAATCTAAACGAGAATCGGACAATTTTAAATATCAGGAAAATTCTTTAAAACTTCAGGGTAAAAGCGAAAAGGAAATTTTGCAAATACGAATGCAAAAACAACAAGCTTCCTTAAAGGACGCAAAGGCACAATTACAAGCGCAGATAACAATCCAAAAGGCGAGCGAATCCGCATCCATTCGAAATTTCAATTTAGCAAAACAAATCTTAAACGCACTCGGAACAATCGGGAATCTTATTCCATTGGGAATCGCCAAAGCAATTGACGGAATTTCATACGGTATAATTTCGTTGGCAAAAATGACAAATAAGTATATGCAACAATTTCAAGGGTTAATGATTGGTTTATTAACTCAACCGATTGAAATAGCTTTGAAAGGTGCGAATCAAATTTCAAAAGCGTTGGGGTTAGGAACAATCAATGTCAAATCAATTATGGGTGACATCACCGACATTGCGAAGGCAACAACCAAAGGTGTAAACCAAGCAATTCAAGGGTTGAAGGGGACTAATTTAGCGGATGCGTTGCAAGGGGGTACTAGTCTTATGGCAGATTATGGAGCGGGGCTTATTTTCAACACAAAAGCAATTAAAGAAGAGGGCAAAAAATCTTTAGAAGCAATGCAGGATAATGTATTGCAAATTGAAAGCGAAATCGCTGGCGGTAAATTACAGATAAAAGAAATTGAAAAAAAGGCTAACGAGGATTCAGCTAAAAGCGGTGACGACGCGCAAAAGGCAAAGGAAGAAAAACTAAAAGAATATAACGAAAGGCTTAAAGCGTTTTACGACGCACAGGAAGCGGATAGGCAATCGAGAATTACGGACGCTCAGGAAAAGGAATTACAAGAACTCGCAAACAAATTTGAAACTTCCATTGATATAGCAGAAAAAGCGGGACAGGATACGGTTGCAATCACTAAGCAATATCAAGCCGACGTAATCGCTACAAAAGAAAAATATAGGTTAATTGACGAACAACAAATGCTCGAAGCCAACGCAAAAGCGCAAGCGTTTGAAATAAAAGCTAAGTTAGATTTTGACGCACAAATCGAAGCAATAGACGAACAAAACTACCAAGCAAGTTTAACCGAACAAGAAAGAGAAATTAGCGCAGTTCGTGAAAAATATTTTGCTCTGGAAGAACTCGCTAAGGGAAATGCAGACGCCGAAAAATCTATTAAGGAAGCAAAAGAAAGGGAACTCGCAGCAATTGATAAAAAACATACGGACTCCGAAAAACAGAGAAAAGCGGAAGCGTTAAACAAATATTTAGATTTAGCAAAAGGGCAATTTAACGCACTCGGAGATTTGGCAATGGCATTTAACGCACAATCAAAGGAAGGGCAAAAGAGAGCGTTTAACGTAAAGAAAGGAGCGGATATAGCGAGTGCGACTATTGATACTTTTAAAAGCGCTCAAATGGCTTATACTTCAATGGTAGGTATTCCCGTTGTAGGTCCAGCGTTGGGGGTAGCAGCTGCGGGAATGGCAGTTGCAACGGGGTTACTGAATATCAAAAAAATAGCTTCGCAAAAGTTTGAAGGCGGAGGTAGTGTTACAGGCGGAGGGGGTAGCGCGGGTGGCGTAGGTGGCGGCGCAGGTGGTGGTATGTCAGGCGGCGCGCAGGCTCCCTCGTTTAACGTTGTAGGAAATAACGGACTAAACCAATTGGCACAACTTCAACAACAACCTATGCAAGCCTTTGTCGTTAGTGGCGAAGTAAGTTCAGCGCAGTCATTAGACCGAAACCGAATACAAAATGCGTCAATCTAAGTTATATAAATATGAAAATAATCGAACTAATAATTGATAAAGACGACGAGCAGGGAGGAATAGACGCAGTAAGCGTGGTACATTCCCCAGCAATAGAAGAAAATTTTATTGCGATGTCGAAACACGAAGTTGAATTAAAGGAAGTTGACACCGAAAAAAAGATATTAATGGGTGCGGCTTTGATTCCAAACAAACATATTTACAGGAAAAACGACAAAAACGAGGAATACTATATTTACTTTTCCGAAAACACCGTACGCAAAGCAAGTGAATTATTTTTAATTAACTCAAACCAAAATAATGCTACCTACGAACATAACGAAAAGTTGCAAGGTTTAAGCGTTGTAGAAAGTTGGATAATTGACGACAGCAAATCGGACAAATCCCGTTTATATGGCTTTGATTTACCAAAAGGAACGTGGATGATTTCAATGAAGGTTAATAACGAAAAAGTTTGGAACGACGTTAAAGAGGGAAAAGTAAAAGGGTTTTCAATCGAGGGTTATTTCGCAGATAAATACGAAATGAGTTTGGAGGAAATGGAAGCTACGGAGGTCGTTAACGAACTTAAAAAATTATTAGGGTTATGAGTAAGGAAGAAGGCAGAAATAGTCCAAGAGGTGGTAAGCGCGGTTGCCTATGCAAAGACGGAACGTATAACAAGAAATGTTGCGACGGGACTTTACAGGCGCAGGGAATCGGAAATACTTACGGACAAACGCAAGGGAGTACGACTATGAACACGAACACAACTCGCGTGGTAACTAACCCATAATTGAAAATGCAACACTATTGCAGTAAAGAAGTTATTTAAGTATAAAAATTTATTTATGAAAAACATTTTAGACAAAATTAACAGGTCGCACGAAATCGAAGCAACTAAATTAGCAAAACACGAAGTTGAGTTAGCTACTATTGATACATTAAAAAATGAAGTAATTGGGTATAATAAATTACTTGACAGTTACAATAATGGTTTCAAATCTATGCAAACTCAGTTAAGAGATTTATCAGTAAAGTTTGGAAAACTTGCAGATACATATATGTCTTGGTTTGCTGCTTACAATGATACTGAAGAAAAAGCAAGTCAATTAGGAATTAAATTGCCAAATGACATTATTAAACTTGAAAAAGATGCTATTTCAAAAAGCAACGAAGCAAGGGATATGGGAAATAAATTATACAAATTTTTACAATAAATAAAAACAAAAAATGAAAAATAGCACACTACTCGAAAAAATAAAATCTTTGCTCTCAAGCGAAGTAAAGTTAGCCGAAATGATGATGGCAGACGGGGTTACAAAAATTTCCGCAGACGCTTTTGAAACTGGAAAAGAAGTTTTTGTAGTAACGGAAGACGAGCAAATGATTCCCGTACCCGTTGGAGAATACGAACTCGAAGACGGAATGATTTTAGTAATTGTCGAGGAAGGAATAATCTCCGAAATTAAAGAAATGCCAACTACCGAAGAAGCTGCTCCCGAAGAGGAAAAAGCTCCCGAAGTTGAAGTTGAAGTTGAAGCAGAAACTGAAAAGGTAGCTCCTAAGAAAACAATTGAAAGTATCGTTAAAGAAAGTTTCTTTAGTGAAATTGCA